CTCATTACCGCCAGCTACAAGTGCAGCTGTAAGTAAAGGATTATCTTTTATCTCATTAGGAATTAAATCATCTACAACTTTATCTTTTAATTTTTGAAAATAAGATCCAATACCATATTGTCTTCTACCATCTAGACCCATGATACCACCAAACGCTGCCATCTGTCTGTCTGGTAGCACTGGTCCTGTTGGTTTAGGTGCAAAAGGATTAATTGGATCTTCTGGACTTGGTAATACAGGTCCTTTACCCATCATACCTTCGCTAATAATCATAATTCTAAATTCATCTTTGCTCATAGGCGTAGCATCAGGTCTATTTTCTAATAAATCATAAATATATTGTTCGTATGCCTCATCAAGGACCTCATCAGCCATCATCATTCTTTCTTGTTCTGGCGATTTCGGACCTTCACTTCCTCTATATTTAATAGATGGGGCGCCGGTCATTAATTCTTCTGAAATTGATATGTCTGTTATTGCCATGGTTTTGCCACTTTACTTTGTTTTTGAGAACAAATCAAGAGGTGGCATGATAACTGTTACATCTCTTTGCACGTCGTCTGCAGGGATATTAGCAGCTTTTAATGCTTCCTCAGTCTCGTATACCTCTCCTGTTTTTTTGTTCTTAATTGTAGTTATTATTTTTTCTGGTGTTAATATTGGTATATTGTCCATTATGTTGTTACCTCTTTCCTAATGTTTAGATAGCTAACGCCAAATGTAAAGGCATCTGCGCTACCTGCTTTAATTGTTAATGTGGTTCCACCCACTACTATTAACGGTTGTGTTAATAATTCTTTACTTTCGTTTGCTGTTAACGCTGCTGATTGTATAACAACTATACCATTGTTTGTCACTGTAGGTGTAGGAGTTCCTGCAGATTTAACAATAATAGATTTAATTATATATGTTTCACTTACTAAAGGATTGTTTGTTCCAAAAGGATTTTTTTCTGTGTTGTCTGTATTAGCGTTTAATCCTACAAATTTATATTCATTTACTACTGCCATTATTCTAAAAAGAAACTTTTAGCTTCTATCTCCTGTTTTATTTCTTGTTGAAAAGATGTATTAAGTTTTTCAATAACAGCATCTAAATCTCTAATTAAAGATTGTGCTACATCTTCTTGATATTCTGTACTTGCTCTGGTTAATGTTTGCACTATTTTTGCCATTATTTTCCTAATATTTTTTGTAAAAAAGTAAATCTTACTTGGTCTGCATCAGTAAATACTCCTTGATTAAATTTATTTAACAATAGTAAATACTCTTGATTAAGAGCATCATTGTTTCTTAAACCTTCAATACCATCTCCACCGCCACCCGTAAAAATATCTTTATCTTTTGTAGATGTATTTTTTGTAGATGTTTTTCCTTTACCAAAACCACTAAATTTATCTGTCAAATTACTTGTAAAAGCATCAACAACATTTTTATCTGTTAAACCAATTGTTTCAGCAAACTTAGATACATTTTTTGCTGTGTTAAACATTTTTGCACCTGTAGCAATTTTACCTCCAAATAAACCACCGGTAGCTGCTATTAAAGCTAAATCTAATAAACCAAATTTTTTTTGAGTGGGTTGTGCAACAAGAGACATATCAAAAGGATTAAACGTTTTAGTAACTCTAGGATCGAAAACACTAATTCCTCTTTTATTTAATTGATCTAATGCTAGTTGTCTATTACGTTTAGCTGTATAAGTAGTTGGAACATTTATTAGATTACCTTTTTTATCAACACCTATTGTAACTGTTGGTGTAGGCATATTTCTATACATTTGAGATCTAGCTCTATCTCTAGAATCCATGTTAGCACTTACGTTTGCTTCTACGTTAGCTGTTTCTGTTCCTAAATCTCCAGTATCAACTGCACCTGTGCCTCCATCTGTATTGCCGGTATCTGCACTAGGAGAACTAAAATCATCTTGAGATGCATCCATACCACCACCTCTAAATCTAACTCTTTGACCAAGAGCATACAATTGTCTTGCCTGTTGTAAATTTGTAATAGCCATTATCGTCTTCCTCCAGCTTGTATATCTAATCTAAAAGTTCCTAGTTTCCAACTGGTATCTACAGCTGTGTTTTTTATTGTAAGAGCTACAGCTCTAGCTCTAGCTCGTGTGTCTACTTTTGTTGTAGAAGATGTTATAGTAAAAGGTCCTAGTGATGAGCTAGCTGATGCATTGTTGGGATAATTTCTTAAATCTAATTGTACAACTGTGTTACCTTGTTGTGCAATAAAATCAGGAACAATTCTACTAACCCGCATTATGTTTTCACCATCTCCTCTAAGATCAGCTAAATTTGTTGAAGCTCCTCTTACAACTTTTTGTGTAATATCAAAATCTCCTGAAACAATATCTGCTGGTATAGCTGTAGTAACAGCACCCGCTTCTAATTGATTAACACCTGTTTCATGTTCAAAATATATTGTTGTTCCATCAGTGTTACCTGTAACGTCAAACGATGCATCATCGTCTGCGTTGTATTTTGTGCCGTGTGGTAAACCAAATACAGCAGAGTCTTCCCATGTGCTTCTAACAAATAATGAACTATCATTAGTGAACCATATAGGTCTTTTTAATGTTGAGTCTAAATAACTATAGAAAACTGCTCTGTTATTTACATTAGACGTAGATGTTGGATAAAACCAAACTACTTCACCAAACAAATTATTAATACCTGCATATATTAATTGATTAGAAGTAATGTTTAAATCATCATAAACAAAGTCTTCAACTAAACAGTCCATAGATTCTAGCTTACCAGTATATTTAAAGAAACCATTGTCAGACATCCAATAAGCAGCACCATCAACTTCTACAGCTGCATTTTTACCAATTAGTCCACAATTAGTTCCTACTTGCGCAAAAGCAAAAGTAAAATCTCCACCTACAAAACGCATAGTAAATAATGCTGTATCAGTCCAAACATAAATAGCATCTCTACCAACCACTGCTCCAATGATCCGTGATCCGTCGGCCAGTCTTTGTGTTCCAGCTGTATTAACCGCGGTTGGTGTATAATCGTTTATATTTTCTTGAGATGAGAATCTTATAAACATATCATCCTGTGTTGATGGATCTCCAATGGTTGTTTCAGTTCCAAAAAATATTAAGTGTCTATCTGTAGTAGAAACTAACATATCTCTAGATGCTGTTGGTGCTCCTGCTATAAGAGTTGCTCTTGTAGATGTAGCGTTAGCTGCATCACCGTCCCATTCAAAAGCAGAACCCCCTACAATCAATGCAATAAGTTTAGCTCCTATGTTGTCCAAAGACCATAAACCAGGGTCTGTAACTTTATCAGTGTTAGCTGCAGGTGATCCCCATCCTGTAAACTGAGATGTGTTTGTTACTGTTGCCCCATTAGAATGTGTGGTAGCCGTAGTTCCTCTGGCCGCTCTACCAATTCCTGTTAGTTTAGTTCCAGTAATACCAGTATAAGATATTTCTTCAGATCCTATTTGAACAAAGTTTGTACCTGTTGTTGGAAAACCTGTAACACTGGTTAATGTTATTTCTGTTGCAGAACTATTGTTACCACCGCTTGTACTACTAATAGCTCCATCTAAAGTAGTTGCGGCTGCTCCTAGAACTGTTCCACCCCATAATGATATACCCCAACCAAACGCTCCTAATTGTTCAGCTGGTCCTACATGATAATATTGAAAAAAAGTTATACCACCCGATAGAGTTGCACCAGTTCCTGTTTCAACACTAGGCATTGTTATAGTAATAGTGGTGCTAGTAGGTGCACTAGTTACCATAAATTTTTTATTAGCAAAATCTGCAGCTGTAAAATTAGAGTTAGTTATAGACGAAAATGTAGAAGCATCACCAAATAATATAATGTCTCCTGCTTGAAAAGTAGTTGTCCCAGAAAAAGTTATAGTAACAGTTGTTGAGTTATTAGTAGTAGTAAAACAATTTGTAAGAGCCGTGCCTGATGGATTAACTAAAGGATGTATGTCATAAAATACACCTCCAGAATATGCATATAATATTCTATTTGTGCCTATTGCAGCAAATTTAGTTGATGCAGAGTTAACAAAATGATGTAATTTTCTAGCTACACCAGTTAGTTTAGATTCACCTAATTGATTCCAGCCACCTATTTTTTCAGGTGTTCCATATCTAAAACGAACATTTTGTCCATCTATCCATTGAGATTCAGCTCCTGTAGATGTAACTTGTTTATTGAATCCGGGTAAAAAGCCTAGTTTCTGTAGCATAAATAAAACCTATTTTTGATAGGTTATATCAGATTTGTTGGGATTTCAAACGGTAAAGTAAGGGGAGGATGTGGTGGTGTCTCCCCCTACAAGCTTATTTTATAAACTAATTTTTATTTTTTGTCAACTTAGTGCCTTTAAACCAAGCTGGTAATCCTAATATAGGTCTTTTATCTAAAGCATTTTCTTTTGCCATTTTAGATCCTGTTTTATTATAATGTAAAAATACTTGTCCACATTCTTTACCAGAAAATTCTTCTCGCCAATGTTCAAGATCACAACCAGAATATATTAACATATCTCCAGGTTTAAGTTCTATTTTAACACCAGCTTGTTTTTCTTTACCTGTTGGATCAAGATATATTGGCCAATTGTCACCACCTAAATTTAATGTTGTAGATATTTCACATGAATATCTATCTTTGTGTCTATGTAATACATCTCCAGGTTTATATATTCTTGCATAGGAATATGTAGGACTTAATTTAAGACCAGTATGTTTTTCCATAACAGGTTTTACTTTTTCTAATAATGTTTCCATAGCTAAATCAGAGTAATGCGAATAAGTATTTGGAACTTGATGATCATTCCATATACCCCAATATTCTGTAAACGGTGATATATATTTTGTATCAAATAAAATTTTAGCAACGTTTCGTTTATTTTTAAAATAACTATAAACAAAGTCTGCTAACTCTTTTGATATTGCATTTTTTAAAACACTATATTTATTTTTTTTGAACGACATTAAGTACTCCTTTCGGTATTGCTTGACAGTTCCAATGTATAAATCTAAACGGTTCGTATCCTATATCTACACTATATAAATGTGGCATATAAGATGGAAAAAATATCATACGACCAGGTTTAACCTTGTAATGTATTTGTGAAGTTGCATAACTTACTTTTGATTTATCTTTTTCAGGTAAAAGA